AGATTATCGGAGCAAAAATTTACTTTCTATCTTAGGAGAATATAATGTCAACAACATATAGAACACAAAGAAAGAAAATAGCAGACTCTCTTGCTAAAAAGATAAAAAGGGTAGATGGAAATCACCCATACCAAACAAATGTATTTGAAAATGTAAGTAGTTCACTAACATTTTTAGATGAAATTGAACAATTTCCAAAGGTATGTGTTGTTGCTGGAGATGAAAGCAGACAATACCAACCAGGCGGATTTAAGTGGAGATTTTTATTATTATCAGTACGACTATATGTACATAATGAAGAAGATCCTCAAGAAGAATTAGCATTATTAATTGAAGATTTAGAAAAAGTAATTGACGATAATGATGTTTTAGTGTATGATGACAGTGTTCAACCTAATGAAGCTACAACGTCAATGACAATACAAAGTATTACAACTGATGAAGGAGCAATCAAACCTTTAGGAATAGGAGAGATTACTGTTGAAGTACGATATTAGGAAACGAAGACGCTCATTAATGTGACGCGGAATCCTTTCCAAAGATAAATATAGGAGAAAGCAATGGCTTTAAATCTATCGAGAAATACCCAAGTATTTGTAAGCACAGTAAATGGTGTTCATACAAGTGGCGGTGGTGTAATAGAAGTCGATAACATAACAGGTGGCTCAGGTCATGCTGTTGGAGATGTTATTACTGTTGGCACTGGCGCAACGGCTGTGAATGTCGTTGTAACCGCAGTTAATAGTGGTGCAGTTACTTCTGTAACATTAACTAATAATGGTAGAGGCTCTGGAGCAAAAACTGATAATGCAGATTTAACACAATCAGCAACTTCAGGTACAGGTACAGGCTTCGCTGTTAAAATTGACGGAGCAAACACTGCAACTGCAACTACTTTTGACGGTGGTAGAGCTGCACTTGGTCTTTTTAAAGGAAACGAAAGAGACGCAAATACTTTTAAAATAGGTGTATTAGATGGTTATAGTTTTTCCCAAGCAAACGAGAGTACTGATGTAACAATCAACGAAGCGGGTACCGCTCCAAACAGGGGTTCAAAGAGATTCAATGACTCTTTAGCACCTGCAGAATGGTCTTTCCAAACATATGCAAGACCTTTCACTCATGGAACAGCAAGTTTCAGAGCCAGCGGAACGCAAGACTTTGCAGAAAACATTCTTTGGGCAGCATTATCTGGACAAACAATGACTACTGCGGATAAAGATACTAATAGTGGTAATACTACTAATTCAGGTATAAGTTATCCCGATGCAAACCAAGTAACAGTTGATTTTTCAGCATCTAATGCTCACGAATTGTTAAAACTACAAATCTATTTTGCACTAGAAAATACAACTTACAGACTTAATGAATGTCAAGTTAATCAAGTAGAGATTGATTTCTCTATTGACGGAATTGCAACTTTGAGTTGGTCTGGTAATGCTACAAGTATTGACCAGTTAACAGCCTCAGCCGCAGGAGCTATAGAAGATCCTTCTAAAGCTAACAGTGTGTCTGGATCAGGTGCTGGTACTCAAGCAATTGTTACAACTGATGTAGAAAAATTCAACTTTGTTGATGTTAGTGGAACAAATGACGCAGATTATCTTAGAAATAAGTTATCTTCATTAAAACTATCTAACCTTGTACAGGGTGGAGGATCAGCTTCAGGTGGACTAGATGCAGTTACTGATTATGACATCGCTATTATTGGTGGGTCTATAACTATAGCCAATAATATTACATATTTAACTCCAGAAACTCTTGGTATTGTTGACCAACCAATTGGATCATTTACAGGAACAAGACAAATTTCTGGAACATTAAATTGCTACCTTGATACAAAAAGTGATGGGTCTAATGACTTATTAAAAGCATTACAAGGAGCAACAAACTTAGTTACAAACTCATTTGATATGAGTTTATTCATGGGTGGAGATAATACTGCATTAGCAAGTAGAACTACTCCTGTGATTGAGTTTGATGTACCAAAAGCACATTTACAGATACCTGTCATTGAAGTAGCAGATGTTATTTCAACAAATATCGAGTTTATGGCATTAGGTACAACCATTTCATCAACAAATGAAATGACAGTAAAAGCTAAAGGACTGACTTCCTTCAGCGAGACTGGTTACGATAAAGTTAACAGTAACGCGGTCTAATTATGTCAGGGTTTAACTTTCTCAGAGAAAGCGAAATCCATATAGTTTATGGGAGTAATCGATACAATGTAAAGGTTACTCCCCAACTATCGTTCAACCAAACATTTGCGGAAGATGCGTACTCAGTAAAGACTTTGCACAATCAATCAAAGATGTTTAGGGGAACGAGTATAACAAAAGCTAATCCTGCCGATTTTAGTTTTGAAACTCATCTTACTACAGAGAAAGATGAACAAATTGTACTTGAACTTTTAACAGATATAGTTACTACAACAGGAGACCAACAATTAAAGTCTTTTGATTTATATGTAGTATCTACTAATGGCACATTTAAATTAGAAGGTTGTGTCATGACTCAAGGAGAGTTTTCATTTGGAAAAGACTCACATTTACTATTAAGTGTAAATGGACAAGGCAAAAAACTAAGTAGGGTAGGAGATGAAAGTTTTTCACTCCCAGGCAGTTTGCAATCTGCAAGTGCCACAAGAACTCCCACAAAGCCTTTATTAGATGTGCTAGTAAGTAGTAGCGCTGTTTCAAATTTAGTTGCAGCAACTTTACAAGTACAAAATAATATTCAATGGACTCCATATGAAACACTTCAAAATAGTTTGAGTGTTACAAATGCAACTAATGCAATGTATCCTTCAGATTATAGTTTGACAGATAGAAATGTTAGCGGAAATATAACTCAATTTCATAGTGATGCTAATGCTTCAGAATATCAAACATTTAATACGAGTACTTCTGTACAGATAAGAACAAAAGTAAATAATAGTATCTTTTTTAATGCAAATTTAACAGACTGCATGTATACTAAACGTTCTACCCCTGGGGAAGTATTTACACAAACCTACGATTTTAGATTAGTAGGTACACCAGACGATTTAGGAAACCAAATAACATATTAGGAGAAAACATGGAATTAAAATCATTACTAGTAGATAGTAAAACCACTTGGGTAGAATTCCCAGGATTAGATGGATTTGAAGTAGAACTTGCAAATCTATCAAGAAAAGAATTACAGAACATTAGAAAAAACTGTATAAATAATAAATTTAATAGAAAAACTAGACAATTTGAAGAAAGTCTAGACGATGACAAATTTGTAAAAGAGTTTGCTGAAAAAACAGTAAAAAATTGGAAAGGATTAAAACTTAAATATTTAGAAGATTTAATACTTGTTAACTTAGAAGGACAAGATGTTGAATCAGAATTAAATTTTTCAGGTGATAATGCTTTTCTTTTAGTAGAAAATTCAAGTGAATTTGATAACTGGCTCAATGAGGTAGTCTTTGATTTAGATAATTTTCGTACAAAAGAACAAACAGATAATATTAAAAAAACTCCAAAACCAACTGGATAATACTGAAATAGGCATGACTAAGGATCAATACCTTATGATGTGCGAACAAACAGGACAAGAAATAGACTGGGAAAAATGTCCAGAAGATTGGGAAGACTTTCCTGATTGTGTGCTTGATGCAGTAAATATTTTTCATTCATTAGGCAATAGAGTATATGGAGATGTAGGATTTGTAGGAAAAGACTACACAAATTTTGATTTTTTATTAAAACAATTTAAGGTTAGAGAACATTTAAAAGATTACATATTTGAATTAGTAATCTTTATGGAGAATAGGCAAGTAGAAATTTCTCAAAGAAAGCTAAAAGCTGAGTATAGCAAGATTAAAAAATAATGGCACAAACTGAACAAACCACTTTTATCGTAGAAGCAATTGGAAAAGGCTTTGAATTAGTCGCACAAAAATTAGATAAAACGCAGAAAAAAGTAAAACAGCAAGGCGATACATTTGAGAAAACAAGTGGGAAAGTTGATAAGTACGGTAGAAGAATGCGTGGTGCAGCAGATATGTCATCTAATGCAACTAAAAACTTTTCTAAAATGCAACAAGGTATGGAAGGCGGAGGGTCTGGCGGGCTCGTTCGTGCTTATGCTTTATTAGCTGCAAACGTATTTGCATTAAGTGCTGCTTTTGGTATACTTTCAAGAGCTGCACAAGTTGATACTCTTGTTGAATCTATGAAACAATTAGAAGTTGTATCTGGACAAAGCATAAGGTCAGTGGCTAGAGATTTACAAGAGGCCGCTGGATTTGGTATGGATTTCGCCAACGCAATGAGATCTACCTCACTAGCTCTTAGTGCAGGTTTTGAAAGTGAACAAATATTACAATTAGGGGTAGTAGCGAGAAATGCTGCTGTGTCCCTTGGTAGAAATCTGCCTGACGCTCTTGATAGAATATTCCGAGGGGTTATAAAAGTAGAACCCGAACTCTTAGATGAGATTGGTTTATTCGTTCGTGTTAACGAAGCTGCAGCAAAATTTGCTTCTAGTATAGGTGTAGCGGCAGGAGAACTTACAGAGTTCCAAAAACGACAAGCTTTTTTAAATGAATCTTTAGAGCAAGGTACTAAAAAGTTTGCTGCATTTTCAGAGGTAGAAATTGATCCTTTTGCTAGATTAGCAACTGTTTTTGCTGACTTTACTCAAGACGCTCTAACATTTATAGGCCAAGTAATAAAACCAATAGTTTCTTTTATAGCAAATAATTCAACTGCTCTCGCTGGAGTATTTATAGCTGTTGGAGGAGCTTTACTAAGAATGGTAATTCCTGCTATGGGGCAATTCGCTTTATCAAGTGCAGCAGCGGCAGAACAAGCATTACAAGACTCTAAAGAACATACAGCTGCAGCAGCAGAAAGAATTGCACTACTTAAAGCAGAACAAGTAGAACTTGCAAATGTTACAGAAGCATCTAATAAAAGATCGATAGAAGAAGCAAGAGCTAGATCTTCAGAGAAACCTGTTGGATTAAAAGTTGGAGGAAGAAAAGCTTCAAGAAAATTAGAATTAGACTTACAAAATCAAGAAATAAAAGGTAAAGAAAGACTAGCTTTAGTTGAAAAAAGAATACTAGATATTGAAACTAATAGAGGAAAGGCTCAAAGAATGCGAAAAACTGGCATGAAAGAAGAGCTAAAAGATTTAAAAACCGAACGAGATTTATTACTACAAAATTTAAAAATAGAACAAAAAAGAAATGAGGAATCAAATTTTGTGGGACCACAACAACCTTTTAAACCAGGAAAAGGAACTTTAGCAGAAAGAGAAGCAATGATGATGGCAAAAAATGCTGCTAAAGCCCAAGCTACAGCGAGTGTTGCAGCTACAACTGAATTTATGGGATTTGGTGCAGGTATGGCATCAGTTAGTGATGCAGCAGCAGTATATCAAGCAAAACTTGCAGCAGCAGGATTTGAAACCACAATACTTGGTGTTAAAGTAAGTACTTTAAGCGCTAAATTTCCTATGCTATCTGGAGCATTTGCAGCTACAGGAACAGCAGCAAACTTTTTAAAAGCAGGATTATTTAGATTAGGTCTTATGGCAACTGTTGTAGGTGTTCAAATACAAGCAGCACTAGCTCCTCTTATGCCACTTTTACTACCTTTAACTTTACTTATTTCTTTAGGACCAAGTTTATTAAAACTTTTTGGATTTTTTAGTGAAGAACAGAGTGCATTAAAAGAAGCAAATAAAGGTGCAGCAGAATCTTTTGAATTATTAACTAAAAAAATAGAACATGCTACACAAAGCATACGAGATTATTCTGACCCAGATAAAGGTCTGAACTTTAAAGGCATAGTAGAGGCAACTTTAGCACTTAAAGAAACAAATCTTGATGTAATGACTGCTTTAGATGAACAAATAGATGCTTTTGAAAAATATAAAGATGAAACTAATATAATAGTACAAGGAATTAATAGAGCATTCTCATTTATATTTAATGATACAGCACAACAACAAATAAGAGCAAATACAGATGCATTGATTAAATCAATTCAAACTGAAGGAAATGACCTTACTGCAGAAATGCAAAAACTTGTTACTAAATTAACAAAAATGGAAAGTGGACAAATAAGCTCAAATGAAACACAAAGAAACGAACTAAGACAACAAATTATTGATAGAGGTGAGCTAGAAGTTAAAGCTTTTAAAAATGTAAAGTCTTCAATTGATGGAGCAATAGACTCTGCTAGAGCATTTGGAGATTCTTTAATAACAAAAACTCAAGTTGATAAACCTCTAGCAACATTTAAACAAATTACATCAAGTATACAAAATGCCGCAATAAGCGAAAAAGAAAGAAAAACATTATTAGATGCAGTAGTAAATGATACTGCAATTCTTTCAATGTTAACAGAAGACCAACGAAAAAGTTTAAAAGCAGCTGGAGAAGACAGTAAAGAAAGACTAATAGTCTTAGAAGATATAGAAGAAAGTTTTGCAAGACAGCAAGAACTAATTATAAGACAAAAAACAGAAACACAACGATTAGTTGCTCTTCAGAAACAAATATCAAAAATAGGAAAGTTAGCTGCAGATTTTGCACAAGTTAATTTTCAAATTACAAATCAACGAAGAAAACTAGAGGGAGAAGGATTAAAAAGAGACTTTCAAAGAAAGGTAACTCAAACAGGTTTAACTGAAGAAAGAGTAAGAGAACTTTCTACAATGGGTAGTTTAGTTGGTAGAGAAAAAGAACTAGGACTTACAAAAGAACAAATAGCACAAGTTCAAACAGCAATATCCGCAATGGTAACTTTGCAAACATTTGAACTAGATGAACAAGTAAGATTATCAACAGAATTTTTAGATATAGCAAAAGCTCGTGCTCAAGCAGATGCAAAGATACTTGCAACCCAAATAAATTTAACAAAAGAAATTGACAAGGGTGCTAGAATACAGGCTAAAATTGATGCCAGAACTAAAAGAGGGTCTTCAAGACTTACTGGAAGCGAAGAAATAACGTTATTAAAAGATGCCGAAGATAGAAGAAGAGCAAGTAGGGCGGAAGACAAAAAAATCCAAGAATTATTAGCAGGAATAGATTTTGATATTGTAAAAGCTCAAATGGAAGTGCTAAAAGAAAGAGCAAAAATATTAGCAGACGAACAAGTTTTTGAATTAGAAAAGAAAAGAGATGCAAGAATAGCGTTTTTACAAACTCAACCACATACCACTAGTCGTGGACTTAAAAGTGAAGCTGCATTAGAGTTAGAAAGACTTTTAAAAGAGGGGCCTTTTGAAAATAATTTTGATGAGCAAGGGTTTAAAGATCAACTAAATACAATAACTAATGCTAAGGGCAATGCAGTTGAAGCAGTAGGAAAAGCCTTTGAAAATGAAACAAAAACATTCAAGCAATCAATAATTGATATACTAAATAAAGAAATAGCAGGTTCTACAGCAGGAGAAGATATGTTAGGACTTTCTAATATTTTTGATACATTTCAAACAGCAATGACATTAACAGATGATGAAGGAAAA